TGTGAGATTTCAGCGCTGTCGTCTTCTTGACGAGGTCGGCGTACTCCTTCTCGTGACCCTCAAGGCCCTTGAAATCTTGGACATCACGCTCCATCTCGAGGATGACACGCTGGGCTGACAGGAGGTAGGCTTCTTTGATCCACTTGACGGCCTGGGCGTGAGTCGTAACTTCAGGCCACTCAACACCAATCGCCCCAGCTGTGCGGTCAGTGATCGTAAGCTCAATGTGACGCGAAAGTTCAGGGTCGGCATTATGGCACTCGTCTATGACAAGAAGGTTGCGCTTTCCAATCTTACCCGAGCCGCCTGAAGACTCGGTCAACGCATAGGAGAAGTTTGTGACCGATTCTGATGCTTCTACGAATGCCTTCTTCTCCTGTTTGTACTTGCAGCCCATCATGCAAGATTTCCAGAATCGTGAGGATTGATCAGCAGCTCGAAGCATCTGCTGACCCTCGCTGCAGTTGATCTTCTTGTAGAAACCGCATGTGTAATTAGCAGATGACCTGATTGACTTCATATTGCCACGGGCCCCGCCGAAGTCAGACAGATACTGCTCCTGCAATATCTTTTGGGTCGTTAGGAACCACGCGCCGGGTGCGACAGCAGGCTTACCGTCAGAAGCCTTGTCAGGCGGGGGAGGATCATGAGCGTTCAGATAACGAGCGACAGTGACAGCGATAGCTGACTTACCAACGCCGGTGCCCAGATCAGCGATGACGAAGCGCTTTCCCTGGGAAAGAAAGGAGTTTAAGATGAAATTGATAGCATCAACCTGCTCCTGCCGAGGCGCGTTGAATGGGAAGAAGCCCACCCAATCTTCACGTTCAATCACACGAGTATTATCGCTCACTTTCCTTCCTCCGGCCACCAAGCTGGTGTCTTGCTGTGCGCCCACTTGGCCATCCTTTTCTTGTGGTTGATGTAGTAGTTTCGATATGATTGTACAGCGTCACCGGCAACCTTACAATCGTCTGGCATCGCCAGCGCAAACGGAGTAATGTCTAAAGGTGTGACTGACATGTGTTCAAAATGCGGTGGCACATGTGAATAGAGCCAACGGTGGATGGAATGACTGCTATGCTCACGACCATAGCGACGTGTATATTCGCGACAGAGCTCTTGCCCATGCAAACTCAACCACCTGTAATTACCCCACGATAGGCCTGCCCATTGAGTGCAGGGGTGATTCACATGAGTCATCTTCCAAGCAGGTCTGTGCTCAACTGGAACATTGGATGCCAGCCACTCCTGCATCAGCTTCTGTCCCTTAAGCGGAGGCGGGTTAAGAATTCGCCTCCATGACGACCAGTGTGCCGTTGAAAGCATTTGTGCACTTTCAAGTATCATCTTGATAACATGGCGATCGCAGTGATCTCTTGCTGCCAAAATAGGATCTTTGTCGAGGACGAAGATGTTCATGCGGCACCCTCCTAATAAAATGGCTTGCTCGAACTGTAACGAGCAAGCCCACCATTTTATCGACGCTTTTCTTAAGCGGTAATCTGGAGAACTTCGTATCTAGTGATACCTTTCGGAGCACCGACCTCAACAAGATCACCAACGGTTGCACCAAGAAGTGATGAACCAATCGGTGAGGTAATGCTAACTGTTCCCAAAGAGAGGTCAGCTTCAGGCTCACCGACTAACGTGAGTGTCTTCTGTCGACCCGAATCAACATCCTCGACCATGACGGTACTGCCAAATCCCACATGTGAAGTAGGCGGTGCTTCCGTCGAAACTTCATATGCCTTCAGGACAGAGTTAAGTTCTGCGACCCGGCGTTCGACCATCTTAAACTGTTCTAACGCTTGGAGATACGACTCGTTCTCTTCAAGCTTACCCTCATCTCTCGAGCGGACAACCTCTTCCTGAGCCTTTAGCAGGTCTTGAGTTTTGATGATGTTGAGGCGCTGTTGAAGGCGTGCCATGCCTGCAGGAGTCAGTTGTTTACGCATTTACTTTTCAAGGACCTCAATGATGTTGTCAAGTTCAGTCGAATCAACATTCTCTCGCAGCTTAACGATTCGCATCGCAGCCTTAAATGCCTTGATATCAAGCTTCTCCTTGTACTCATCGAGGAGACCCTTGCGGTCATCCTGTAGCAGCTTAATCTCATGGTCAATCTGCGAAATCTTATCTACAAGCTCACGTACCGATTCAGTGTCCATCTAAACCTCCAAGTGATTAATTGTAACCATTACTAGTATCATTTACAATGAATTCTTGCCACACCTTACCATCTTCATCTGTGTATTCGGCAAGACTTACTTCTGGATCCTCTTGAATAACGCGCTTCGCGTCTTGTATGCAATAGAGGACGTCCATAAATTCTTCGAGCTCTACTGAGATAACGGTTCTGTTGAACCGTAGGAAAATCTGCTTCGAAGTGGGATCATACACACAATCATCCATGACGTCCTCCAGGCTTTGAGCCTGAATTACTTAGGCGTGCTCTTAGACCGCGTGCTAAGGATGTCATAGACACCTGACTGGAATCGTGGGTCAGCTGCAATCTTCTTGAGGCGTTCTTCAGTCGCAGGGACACCATATACTTCGCAGACACCCCGCGCAACCTTATCAAGGGCAGACACGAGGACATTGCGTGCGGTCGAGAGATTCATTTTATGACCTGACTCGGTCATCTTCTCCGCAATATCCTTGTAACCCAAACCTCCATCGAACTCAGTGAAGACAGAGTAACCATTCTCAGCTTTATGACCCTTGGGTTTAGCCATCACTCACCTCCTGTAAAAAGACGGGATTCAAACATGTCATCATTCTGCACATCGGAAACACCAAACCGCAGACGAAGAACCTGCTCCTCACGCGGAGTCAGCTTATCCAGGCACAAGCCGATTGCACGCATAATCTTCTGGCGATCAATCGCGTCGTCGGGAAGCTCGGCATTGTCATCAGGAATCGTCTCAATGACTTTCTTGCCATCGGCATCACCGATCATCGCGTCGAGCGAAACGGTGCTTCGAACGCCGCTGCTGCTCAGAACTTCCTTGACAGCATCAACCGTAATGCACATCATCGCGGCGATTTCTTCGTGAGTCGGCTTCGTGTTGAACTTCGATTCATATTCCTCAACGAAGACGGAGATGTGCCATGCCAGAGAGTTCATATGAGCAGGCACGCGAATATCAGATGCGGAGTCGGTCACGTGACGTCGGACAGCCTGCTTGATCCACCAGCTCGCGTAGGTCGAGAACTTGAAGCCGCGGCGCCAATCAAACCGATCGACTGCCTTGATGAGACCGACATTCGATTCCTGAATGAGATCTTCAAGATTACAGCCGCTACGCTGGTGACGCTTCGCGATGGAAACGGCGAGACGAAGATTACACTCAATCATCTGCTTGCGTGCGTATGCGTCGCCTGCCTCGATTCGCTGAGAGAGCACAACCTCTTCCTCACGGGTCAGAAGGCGACCTTTCGAAAGGTGGCTAAAGTAGTTGCTCATCGTGTCGGCCATGTTTTATCTCCTGTACGTCTAGATTATACCATACTTCGAAGACAGCGCACGCGACGTCGAGCGAATCGACGTCGCGTGGTGTGGTTTAGCTAGCGTAGCTCAATCTTACGGGTTGTTTCACGATTATTTTGTGTGTATGGAATCTTAACTGTGACGATGCCTGCTTCGTATGAAGCTTCAACAGCGTCTGCATTCACGCTCTTGGGCAGTGTCCAAGTTCGGGAATAATCACCCAAGAAGATGCCTCGAGTTGGATACTCGTACTCCGAAGAGAGCTTTTGTCCCTTGGCGGAAACGGTCAGGCGACCTGCATTCACCTCGACATTGACGTCAGAACGTGAATAACCGGGAAGAGCGATGTGAAGAACCACTTCGTTCTTATTGTGGCCCACATTGATCTGTGGGTCACGGCTGTCACGTTTGGTGAAGAAGATGTCAAAGGGGTCATTGAAAGTTGCAAAACTCATTTTACCTCCGAGTTGCGCCCTTTATTTAGACACGGTTTTCTGACTGGAAACTGGTTCGACTCATTTTTTCTACAAAGCGCGCGCGCTGCTCACGAATGTGAAGCTCACGCTGAACGTAATTCAGCTCTGTTTCAAAGGGCGAGGGGTCGTCACCATGACGTCGTGCCTGCCGAATGTTCTCACGATACAGTGCCTGAAGTGATTCAAGCTCACCAAGCTCCGCAAGAGCAAGGTCATCCATCTTATTGATTCGCAATCTCATCTCCTGTCGTTGGCTCCTCATTGAGCCTACTCATATCTTAGGGGTGAATCGCCTGCTTTACAATTACGGGCGACGAAGTTGAACGAAACGACCATATCTTGCAGATAACGTGTCGGCGACTTCCTTAAAAGAGCCCTTCAGTTTGACAGTGCAGACATAGACGCCGCGCGCCTGATGTATCTCTGCCATATCGCTGATGAGCTTTTTGAGCCGCAGGTAACCGAGGGCAAGTTCTAAATCTGTCTTGAATCTTGCGATTACGTGTGCGTTCATATGACTATCGGATTACCCTTGAAGGATACAGGTCGACTTCCGACCTTCTCAACCTTGATATGCTTAACATTAGGAATGCGCTTAATCATCTTGCAGAGATCGATGATGTTCTTGTAAAGTGTTCCGTGTTTGGGCAGAAACTTGACGAAGACGTCAAGGATTGTTCCTGTTGATTGAGAACGCTCAACCTTGTCCGACTGACTGCAGATTGCGACAGTTGGAAGGCAGCGAATGAGAAGCATGGTGTCTGGAACATGTGCGTTCTCATTCATTTTGATAGTAAGCTGGACTTTTACCAGCTTACCTGTGAGTGTCTTGTCTTCGTAAAGGTTGTCCATCAATGTTAAGTATTCTGCTGCTGCGGCTCGTCCTCAACGATTGAGCAACCCGCAGTTAGCATCATACCTGCTGCAGAAGCAGCATTACGAAGGGCACACCTAACGACTCGAGTCGGGTCGATAATTCCCATCTCAAGCATATCTCCGTAAGACTCAGTGTAAGCATTGTAACCCTGGTTGTCAGATCCATCAAGCACCCGCGTTAGGACGATGTCGGGAACACCGCCTGAATTTAGAACAATTTGTCGAAGAGGGGAGCAGCACGCAAGTCGAACGACATGTCGACCTGCTGCTTCCGAGCCTGTCACACCCAGATTATTTAACTTAGCAGAAGCACGCGCGAGGGCGACACCGCCGCCAGGAACGATGCCCTCACGAAGGGCAGCCTGCGTCGCGTGAAGAGCGTCATCAACTCTGTCCTTACGCTCCCTAAGCTCGGCTTCAGTTGCGCCGCCGACACGAAGAACCGCAACACCTCCAGAGAGAAGAGCGAGTCTTCGTCGGCAATGCTCACGCTCGTCATCGTCAGGTGTTTCTGATGCACGTGTCCGAATCTCAGTGACTCGGTCACTGTATGCTTCAGGATTTCCCTTAGCTCCGACGAGAATCGTCTCCGTCTTGCTGACAGACACCTTGACGCAGGCACCCAAGCTATCAATATTGACGTTGGCGAGTGATGCAATGTCAGCACCGTGATAGACAGTTGTCCCCAGCAGAGAAGCGAGATCTTGAGCAAAATCATACCTGCTTTCACCCAATCCCGGAAGCCTGACAGCACAGACGTTCAGAATTCCCTTCAGCTTATTAACGACGAGGCCCTGGAGCGCTTCGCCATCGACGTCTTCACAAAGAAGAAGTAATGAGCGCTTTGCTGCTAAGATTCGTTCAAGGAAAGCAGAAATTTCACGAAGTGTGTCTAATCGGGTATTGAGGATGAGGACAACGGGCTTATCGAGCTCGCACACCATCCTGTCCTGATTTGTCACAAAGTAGGGAGAGAGGTAACCTCTATCAAGGCGCGCACCTGACACGACGTTCAGTGTGCTATTGAATCCCTTTGCTTCTTCGACCGTGACAACACCATCCTGACCCACTGTCTCAATCGCAGATGCGATGAGCTTACCCAGCTCAATCTCACCGTTAGCAGAAACAGTGGCAACTCGAAGAAGGTCGTCCGTGCCAGCAACAGGAGATGATAGTCGTGCCACCTCAGCAAGTGCTGTTTCAACTGCGAGATCGATGCCCTTCTTGAGGTCAGATGCGGAGTAGCCTGCTGCCAGCATCTTCAAACCTTCTGCGTAGAGGGCCTGGGTTAGCACAGTTGCTGTGGTCGTCCCATCGCCTGCTTCTTCAGCAGAACGTGAGGCAGCTTCCTTAATCATCTGCGCGCCCAGGTTGGCGACCTTGTCCCTAAGGTTGATTGACCTCGCGACGGTCACGCCATCCTTGGTGAGGATAGGATGCTGGCCTTTCTGCTCAATGATGACGTTGCGACCTCGTGGGCCCATCGTCACCTTGACGGCATCAGCCAGGATATTGACACCACGCAAGAGCCTATCACGTGTATCAGCATCAAAAATGACGAGTTTATCTACTTCTTCAGTCATCCCTTTAAAATCCTGCGGCCAGTAGATTCAGGTAGAACGTGAGTGAATCTCTCAATAACGCGTCGTGTTCCTGCGACAACATCCTCTGCAACGAAAAGATCTCCGACTTGTCGGATGACTTCAGTTGCAGTGATAATACCCTGCTGCCTCATTAAGGCTTGTTGAGAATCAGATAAGTAGTTTTCCATATTAGCATCCTAACTTGTGTGTGATGTCAGTAAATCGTCTCAAAAGTTTTGACGAAGGTGTTCCAAGCAGACTCTTTAAGGAGTGATGTGAAACGAAGACACGTGAATTCTTCCTTGAGCTTGATAAAATCGGGAGTGGGCGAGCGAACCTCAATCTCATCGCGGACAGCGATTCTCAGACGAATCAGATCAAGATTACGTGCATAATCAGCGCGATGTGTCCCTTCAGATAGAAAAGCTTCCAGCTTCTGGGGATTTGCGAGCAGTTTCTCAGCTGCCTTATCAGTCATACCACCGACAGATGGCACATTGTCTGTTTTGTCACCGCGAAGTGCTTTCCAACTGACGTAGTCGTACGTCACATTCTCAACGTATGCCTTCTTAACCGGATTAAAGATTTTGACACCGGGAATCGCCAAAAGCTGGATGAAATCGGTGTCAGTTGAGACGATGACACGTTCATCATCTGGATAGTGACTAACGAGGCTTGCGATGGTGTCATCGCACTCAAGCTTGGGATGGACAGCGATACTGATTGGGAGATACTGAAGGAGATCGATGATGATTGCTTTCTGGCGCCGGAACTCCTGCATCTCGTCCCATTTAGGAGTGCCGGGCTCAAGGCGTCGATTTGCCTTGTACTCACTATCAAGCTGTTGTCGATGCTCTGGCACGCCCTCGAGGACAAGATAAACCTTGTCAGCCCGGAGCTCTTCAAGAAGAGAACGGAGGCTCCTGTAAAATGTGTAGATGATGCCCGTCGGGCCAGGAATACCAAAACGTGATCGGTGCATCAGGTTGTAACCGTCGAGAAAAGCGACTCGCATCCCGCCTCCTGGTAACATTTTATCTCACTCCTCGTCTTCGCGCACGGGCTCTTGCGGCGGCTCTTCACGCTGCTGAGTGAGTGAGGCAGCAACCCGATTAGACCGTTCAATCAACGTGTTAATCGTCTTAACAGCGTTCTCAACCATGTGATTGCGAAGGGCGTCAGTTGATGTAAAAATCGTCGCGTCGAGGTCACTAAGATCTACGAGCTCACGTGATTTGGTGGGAAGAATGACCTTGTAAGTGACGTCCTCTGATCCGAGACGGCGTCTGATGATTTCTTCGGCGACGCGAACAGGAAAGATCTTCATCTCATTATTGAGAAGAAGATAGATTATCTGACCAACTTCATATTTCATAAACGGCTCCAGCACGCTTATCATAGCGTGCTGGTCACCCTATTTTCAACAATGAATCAGTTATTTAGCGCTTAAAGCCAAAGCCGACGCCGAAGCCGCCGCGGGCAATCTGACCCTGACGTGAGGCTGTGGGTCGATTTGAACCGTAAACCCAAGAGCCGCTCTTGTCGGCCAGAGCTCGTGTAATCTCCTCGCGGACAGCATCACGGACAGTCTCTTCCTCGAGGCGCGCCTGGCGCATATCGACAAGAGCTTCCATCAGCGCTGTCTCGTCGATCTCGTACATCGCTTCGTCATCGAAAGACATCTCAGCGAGGTCGACGCCAGGTGTGTCAACTTCGTCAGCGCTAATGTCAGCGTAATCATCTTCCTCCATCGCGGGAGCTGCAGGCTTCGCAGCAGGAGTTTTAGCGGCTGGCTTAGCTGCGGGTGCAGCAGGCTTAGCAGGTGCTGGAACTGGAGCACCTTCGGAAATGAGGTGACCCCTTTCTGACCCAAGGCCCGCGAGCTCACAAATACGATCGACATTGAAACGCATACAAAAATCTCCTCTGTTAAACGCTATCTATCAGGCTACTCGAGATTCTTTCTGACAGATTGCGTGATTTTTGAACCCTTCTTGGCAGCTGCTGCCATCGTCTCTAATCCGAGGGAGAGTCGAACCTGATCATAAAGGTCAGGTGTTAGATTCTCCTTCAGGACAGACATATCAGCATACTGGTGCAGATCCATCTCAAAGACGGGCATATCTGCACCATCATTTCCGGGTTCTGTCTCGCCCGTATCACGTGATTCAAAAATGTAAAGAAGTGTGGGCATCGCTTGTCCCTTGGGCACAAGGATGAATGGAATCTTAGAGGAAGACCCCCCCACTTCCTCTTCGTACATAATCTCTGGATACCACATCGTGCTATTTCTCCTATTACTGCTGGGCGATGCCTAACTCTTCACAGAAGCCTTTTGCTCCCTTGAAGGTCTGTTTGCTGTTGATACTATTGATCATGATGTCTATGTAGCTTGTAACTTCTTTCTGTTGCTGATCACTCAGCTTAGTCTGAAAGGGGGCGACACTTAAAACATACGCATTAGGAAGGGCTGCGGAGGCGGTGTAGTACAGGAGCATGTTATATGCAACTTTTTTAAGGAAAGCTTGCTCTTCTTGCGAGGTGTAATTGTTTATTATGTTTTCAATGTCATCTTTTATACTTGATATGTCGTTAAAGTTACCGAAGAAGTCATCAAAATCTGATGAGTTACCTATTTTATTAACTTTATCATCAAAATAATTTTTTAATGTCTTTTGATTAAAGGCATCCTGTTTCTGGATGAATTCATTATCAATATTATTCGGTGTGATTATAGATGATAACTGCCCAACAAACTTTGCAAGATCATCTGCAAACTTTTCTTGGACTGCATCATCGTCGCTACCTGTGAGGCCTAACCAGCTCTTGACTGTATTTGAAGCATTCTCCACAGCATCTGGTGCTATTAAATTAGCGAGATAGCTACCTGCGCCGAGGACACCGGCGGCGGCGATTGCTTTTCTAGGATTCTTAAAAGTCGATTTCACTAAAGACGGAATGACGCCAGCAGCTGCTCTCATCGGATTAAAGACGCCAAAACTTCCAAAGGTTCTTCTTAGAGCCCTACCCAGCCACGTGTCTGAAATCTTAGAAAAGGCATCTCCCATAGCTTTACTCGTGTCTGTGTCGGTCGTTTGATACTTGGTTCTCTCATCAGACGGTCGAATGAAACGAATCTGGCCGATTGCTTCTTGCTGTAGAGATTCTCTAATAAAGGCACGGAGAACGGAACTCATACATCATCCTCAGATAGCAGGCCAATCTTCAGGCCGTGACGTGCTGCCTTTCGTCGGAGGTCTCGCAAGCTCTCCATCGCTCTTGTGATAGTGAATCGCTCCTTCCGTTCCACCTTACCCAGGTGTCCCCTAATGCCATCGAGCTCTCCCAGAATTCTGTCAAGCTCGTGGAGATATTGAATCGAACCGTAGTGCTCAGGTTGTTTTGCCATCAGTATCTATGTATTCTGTTGTTGCACGTTGAAATGCGACATCTGACGCCTCGCGAAAAAATCCGAGAATCATCCCGTCGGTGAGTGCATCCTCAGGGACTCCGTTCCGCTTCGCTAGTAAGGCAGATAGAGCAGGTGTCACCTGTAGCTCCATCTGCCCCTGTTCTGTTTGAATCTTTATTGACCGCATGGGGTCAATTTATCATCGATTCCGTGCCAGTAAATCTCTAATCCGATTACGGTATGCCTCTGTCACGGGCGCGCCCACCTTGATGGGGGGCGATGTGTCTTCTGGGCCCGTGGGGGACGGCTCAGCTTCCTCCTCACCTGAGGGGGTTGTTGTAGCGGCTGGTGCAGGTTTGCTCGATGATTTTTCCTTCGCGTTCATCGACGTGAAGATTTGATAATCGGTTGGCTCAGGGGCATCTGTGCCCATCTGTTGCTGGCGAAGGATTCCACCCAAACTTCTAAGCATGACAACAAGTGATGTCTTTTCAGCGTCTTCAAGACGGTCAAAATAGGCAGTCAATTCTGTTTCAACAGCACTGTCTGAAGCGCCGCGGCCCCCGCGGATATCCTTGATAGCATCAATGACAGCGTTGATCGTGGGATTCATCTCTGCTGACGCTGGGGGTGCCACGGGCTTTTTGGGCGCTTCTGGCACAGGTGCTGCTGCTGGAGCATCGGGTGGAGCAGGAGTCGCCTCTTCAGCAGGTGGATCTTCCTCGCTAAGCGCGCGCTTATCTTTAGGAATTCTGCTCTGAAATGACTTCTGCCGTGCCTTCTCGTCAGGCTTGGGCATCTGGATATCGGCCTTAGCAGCAGTAACGCTCTCTTCAGCAAGAATTCGAAGAAAACGCTCAAGATCCTTGGGAGTGTTCAACCTGATAGTGCTCATCTTGATTACCGACCGCCACGATAAGTGATGCGATTCTGGGGTAACTCTCGATAGAGTCTATTGTACTGACGTTGTGGGAGCTCTTCCTGGCCACGTCCGTACTCCTCAAGGCGGCGAGCGGCCTCCTCCTCACGTCTGCAGATGTCCGCGATAAACTTATCAAAATCAAAATCTTGCATCGCTGCACTCCCGTTTAATACTACTTATCACGCAGGCCGACGCTGATGACGAGACGACCGCCATGTGGAAGTTGTTCCCACCCTACCTGTAAGATCTTTCCCTGGGCTGTGAATGCCTTTGTGCCCAGTTTGAGCTCGGCATTTCCCCATGTTTTTTGTCTCATCAGACGCAATGCATCTTCAAGCTGTGCAACAACATGAACTCGAATAGCTCGGCCATCTGACAGGAAAGCGTCAATTTCGTGCTCGTCTTCGTCAATGCGAATAGAACCACAGACTTCTGGCTCAGCATCCTCAAGATCTTGCTCATTGACGACACCAACGAGCGAGTCACTTAGCAGGAGGCTCATTCGACATCCAGGATAAATTGTGCGTCATCAAAAATCTCGTCTGCGACACGTGCAATCTGCAGATCGATCTCAGTGACATCATCAATCTCTGCTGTGTGTGTCTCAACCTGAATGCGCTTTCCCTCAATCGTCATCTTGACGCTGTGACGATGGATATCAACGACCTTCATTAACTCGTCGATGAAATATCTCTGCTGTCCCAGGTCATCGAAGCTGTAGATTTTAGCAATTCGTTTTGGATCGTCAAGCTGCTCCCAGGTTGACTTTTTGACGCTGATGGGCACCTCGATGTCCTCGTGCAAGAAGTCAAGGGAGCCCGCGGGCCTTCGCATTGATTCATTAAGAAAATAGAAACCCACGTGCTAACCTCCGCCATATAAAAATTTATTTTAAGCTGGATAATGTTGTAATAAATTTTGTTATCTTTTTAGTAACAGCAGGATTAGATTTTATATCATCAAAAAATCCTGCAAGTGACATGTAGAGGACACTGTTGGGGGAATCGTTTTCAGTGCCAGGCTGGAAGTACCGTTGGAGGTAACCATCGATGCCAGTTAAGTATTCTATGCCTTCTTCTACAGATCCTGTTCCTGACTTTAGAGTGTTCTTGTTACGACCCTTAGTAGTTAATTCAGAGCTCAGCTGCTTTTCAAGCTTAGAAGACAAGTATTCATCATCGGGCGTATCCCCTTCAATTAGCTTTTTGACATAATCTATACATCTTCCACGGACTTCTTCGCTCACAAGATTAAATCCTAATACAAATCTAAAAACTGAATTTGTATCTCTAATACCGAGTCGATGCTCTGTCGCTGTAATCGATTTAACATGTTGAAATTCATTAGGGCTGGTGTCACGAAGTTCTTTAAATTCAAAAAAGTCATTTTCAAAATTAGAAGATTTTAGATATAATTTTATAAAACTATCAAATAAATCATTGACAGCTTCGATGGCATCGGGATTTTTTTTACAAAATTCTGAAAAGGATTCGGGGAATAGTTCATTAATTCCTTTAAAAATCCCTTTGCCTCTTGCAGCTGTTCTCACAGGTGAATAAATAAATGTGCTATACATTAATTGGTTTATTGAATTATTCATTACTACTTTTCTTGGATCAAGAACATCGCCAGGTGACCCTTTGCCTGTTCTTGATCCAAGCATTGCTGCAAAATCTCCGCCGAGATTCCTGTCTTTATTATCAAGTGTGTCTAGAGAGGGCCGTGCATTACCATCAGACTCAGTGCCGATATCGTTATCGGCATCATCTGGCATATCATCAAATTTTTGATCGTCTTTTTTTGAAGATGGATAATTGTTCCGGATAAAAGCTTGTTCTGCGTACAGCTTTGAAAAAGCTTTTTTGTATTGATCCCAAGTATATGGCGCTCCCGTGCTTGTGGCGAAAGGTGTGCCTGCTTCTTTATCACCTACAATCGATATAACGGCAGGTTTCATTAAATCCGGCTTTTTAGATGAGATTGTAATTGTTATATCTGTAAGCTTATCTGCCCGTTCTTTATCGAGTCTTCTTTCTTTTTTGTATTCGCCTTCTTTTATATCGATTTCAATTGCTCCAGCTGCTACATTGCGGGGATAGACAACTGGCGCACTTGCATCTTTTTCTAACGATTTCTTCTTAATACTGTCAAGAACATTATTAACTACACCGATTAGATGATCTTCTATTGTAATCGGCCGGCGCCTAGGTCGTCTATTGACATCAAAGACGCTTGTTGCAGGGGAGTCATCCGATTCTGGGGGCGTCTTTTCAAAAGCGTAACCTTGACCCGCCCGAATTCCCATAAGCTGACGGGTGTTGGCTGCACTAACAGCTGTTTCACCGCCTTCGCCGGCGGTGCGCAATAAATCTTTCACGGCGTCGCGTGACTGCGGATTAAAGTCATCACCTTTTGGCCCGACTGATGTACGTCCAACGTTCCTCTTGACGCCAGGACTTTTTTCTTTGTATCCTGTTAGATTGCTAATCTCTCTGTTAGCGTCACCGGAGAATGGATCTTCTTCTTCGTCTTCAGATTCAGCCAAGATGCTTTTAACAGCACGGCGGACTTCTTCCATCAGATCCGTGTCACTCATTCCCTTGTACTGCTTCTTCTCGCCTGTCTTACGAATGAGCTTCTTGAGTCCGCTGTAGAACTTCTGGATCTTATCAGGAGAGACCTGCTGTGCCATCTGTGACGCAGCAGAAGAGAGCTGTTGCTTATTGACAGGTAAGAAGTCGGGATCTCCCAGCGGCACAGTTGATGCAGATAGCTGGGATGCGACCTGCGCGTCGGGTAGGACAGGCTTGTCATCGCCTGCAATCTGGTCGTATCGACGTGAATGAAAGCTCCTCTCCTCGACAAGCTGATTGAGCATCTGCTCAAGCACGCTCTTCTTGACGACAACTTGCATTTTTACACCCTTTGCGCTTAAATATCTGCTCTACATCAATTTGTGAAGTCGGGGTCAATCTTTCTGCTAACACCTTTCATTTTTGACGAGGAGCCGCTCTTTTCTAACAGGGCATCAAGCTCCTTGATCAGATTTGCCTGAACAAGGGCAAGTGTCGCGAGGGCCCGAGTGTTCTCTACAAGGCGGTGCTCAATCATCGCCCATCTCTCCTCGTCCTTTAAGCACCGACTATCAGCTGCATCCAGCTTCTCAATAATGTTATCAACGCCTAACGTCTTCCTCAGGAAGGCCTTCGTAGCCGACCACCGATTCATGTGCCATCCTTGAGCGGATTTTCCATCTCCAGGATATCATAGATTGTCTTCTCGTCAAAGTTATCCAATTTCTTAATCTGGTCGCTAAGTTTTTTACGAGCGACAGATTCAAGAACAGAAATCATATCAGGATGGCCTATCGCGATGAGGTGCGCAAACTCTTCAATCGCTTCTTGCATGCTAATCTGATGCTTGAAGCAGGCAATCTTTATGCCTGCGTGCGATTCTGTTGATAGATTGACGTGGACCGTCTTCTTTGTGACGAGGTCAATGAGCTTTCTTTCTTTAGCTGTCCTCTTCATTCATCTTAACCGCCAGCTGACTTTGTAGCCGCCCCTGCTGCGATTGGAACATCGATGATGTCCTCGTCGCCTGTCAGGTCGAAGTCGAACTGATTATCAAGGATATCCTGCATTTGCTCAACGTATTTCTTTCCGTAATTTTTCCTCAGAAATGCAGACGCTCTTGAGATGACGATCTCTTCGACATCGAGAAGTGTATCAGCGTTCATCACAAGCCGCGCGACCTTGTTTGTAAAAGCATCAATATCAAGAGGAGGCTTCTTCTCCTCAGGAGGCTCTGGATTTTCTTTCGGCGTCTCACTACCCACAGGCGGTTCAGCAGGTGCGGCCCCAGGGTCGGCTGCTGGGTCATCACCCTCAGCTTCGAAGAGAAAGCGCAGGCTACGTCTGCGAAGAGATTCAAACATCTTCTCTTCTTCTGTCTCTTCTTTTGCAGCTTCGATAGAATCTTTCTCATACCGGATGATGAGCGCGTCAATCTGGTCGTCAACGGAATCAGGAGGCGCCTCGACGCTCTGATACATTCCCGAGACGGGTGAGTCATTCTCTGCTTCAAAAATCATCCGTCTCATTGCATTGCTCCCTTGAGAACCTGTGCGACCTTCTCTGCTCTTTTAACGCGCTCTTCTATGACGCTCCAGTTGAGCTCTTTCATCATCGCATATGTGAATGTCTTGACATCTGAGAGGTAATCGCGGTAGTAAGCGTGCTGCCAGACATCCATCACAATGACGGGAATGCAGCCCACAGGTACACTGGAGGAGTGCAGATCAATGAATGTATTTATGTATGTCTGCGTGAAGATGTTGTAATAAGTGATTGCCCAACCACATCGTGATGCAAGACAACAAGCAATAAAATCTGTCTGCCACTTGTCAAAATCGCCAAAATCGCGAGAGAGACGCATAAAAGCAAGCGTGTCCATCGAGACGTTGCTTGCAAGGTCACTGATATTGGCAAAATAGAGCTCGTGCAGATAGACACCATTCATATTGTATGTCTCATCCTGCTTGAGCGATCTGTATGTGGAGCCCGTCGATTTGACGTTCTCTCTATCAGCTGTGTCAAGCTCGGCGCTTATCCTGTTAAAAGCCTCAAGGTATCCCTGATAAAGCTCATCATGGGCCTTCTTTGTGGCGCCACTCTGGAACTCTGTGGCAAGCTTAAAGGTTTTTTGCTGGGCAACAAGGGATTCAGTCAGAGAAGACTGCTTCGTGCCTAACGACTCTTCGATAATTTTCTTGATGTCGGAATTTTTTATCATTTTAGAGGCCCTTGTACTGCTTAAAATCTTTTGAGTGAATCTCAATCGGCTCACCGTCGCCACTATGGGCGACAATGACTGGTTTTCCCGCTTCGATCTTCACGCTATCGACTGTATATGTGAGACCAGATTTAAGATGCATAATCTTAAATCCCTGAGAGATTAAGATCTTTTGCTTCTTGCCTTTTCCTACAGTGACTTTAAGATCTTCCTGAATGGAAGAAACCATTTTTTGGATATCATTAGCAGTAAGTGTCTTCATTGATTTTCCATCGCAGTAGTATTTATCTTCCTGACCCGGATGCCTGCATTTCTTAACAAAGTAATGCCTGTCAGATCACGATAATCATCCTGATAAACAACCTCTGCTATTCCTGCGTTGACGATGGCTTTGGCACACATCTTGCAAGGGCTCATGCTGACGTACATTATCTTGCGTTTTGGATTGTTATAATCAAGCTTTATCAGTGCATTAACCTCAGCATGGATGAATCCTGACTCACCTGGCTCATCAGAATCTCTCTGATTTGAACCGCCTGCGTGGTCGCCGTTGTAACCCAGAGCAAGAACCTGAGTGTTGTCTGAAGAGACAACAATCGCTGCTACCTTGTAATTGGGGTCAGGTGAGCGCTCTGAAATTGTCTTGGCAACGTCCATCCAGATTGTATCCCACGCGGGTCGTGTGGTGTGTGATTTCTGCTGCATCAACGTGTCGTAATACACGATTGTCTCCCTATTCCTTATCGAAGATTGTCTCGATACTTGCGTTAGGAGGTAGTATGAAACCTGCTGCCTTTCTGTGACCGCCGCCCTTGAAGTTTTTGGCAATCTCGCTGACGTCTATGTCATCGTGATGAGAACGCAAGCTCACCTTTACTTGATGTGTCTCGTGGTCATAGAACCAGATGATAGCAAAATCACAGCGCGGTGAGAGAGCCGCTCCAATCTCCGACATCCAGTGGGGTGAATTAACAACAAGAACATCTTTTCCACCCATCTTTCGATGTGAGGCGTGTTTAGCTATCTTAGAGATTACTGTCTTGGAATAAGCGAGAATGTATGCACCACGCTCTTGCGCATTGTCCACTTCGGAATCTGTCAAGAATTTTTCATATTCTTCATATGAAAAATCTACCATGTCAAATGCAGCAGCGAATTCTTTCGAGTAAGGAAGCTTCCATTTCCAAAGATCTCGATCCTGAATGTATTCCAGGAATCGTGGAGGCTGTTGACCAGGATGAAAAAATTCCCAAGAAAGAACTGCTCCGCTCTTGTCCATGTCGAATCTTACATTTGGAATATCACTAAGTTCAACGAGTGCTGTTCTATGATGATCGAGAATTATGAGAGTGCTGGCTTCTTCTATCATACGCTTTGTTGTTGCATTATCATATGAGAAGTCAACTATAACGACATTTTTTCCACTGACGTTCGGAGGCGGTTCACCATGCTTCGCTGCGAAGTAAGTTGCCCGAGCACCAAGAAGAAATTCAGCTGCAAATCTTGCGCCAAACCCGTCAGAACAGTTCGCGTGATAAATGACGAAATCGACGTCATTTGGCGAAAGTAGCATTTTAATAAACGGTGTTAATTGTGAAGAAGTGTGTCTCATTATCGAGAACGACGGCTAGCGTCTCCCCGTCACGAGAAGCGATAATCTGTTTTGCTGCCGACGGGGTCGGAAATGTCTTTCTGACCTGCCCAGTCTGCGAGTCAATGATGACAAGCTCACCGCTGCCATCAGCTAGTTCGACCATCGCAATCATTGACTCGGCAGCGCCCATATCATCAAATGCTGTGATTCGACCATTTAGCTCAGTGACCCATCGTGCAGTTCCAGAAGAGTCGTAAGCTGTCACATCACGCCCTGACGAGGTCGCGTAGAGCATCTGCATTGCATCATCCCACTTAATCTTATCGGCGCGTGGGGCATAATACTCGAACCCAAGCGGCCCATAAGTCATGATGGCCTCATCCGTGGCGACAAAGGAAAAGCCCGTCTCACGATTCACATCAAACTGATTTGAATCAGTGGGACAGATGTCATCAATCTGAACTGTCGTCTCTGATGTGGTTGTGAAACGGCCAAACTGGCAGCTGTTATTATCGCTGATTAACGCAGTGATGCCCTCTTCAGTGAAGCGAGCATCCGCGATATTGCGCCCTGGAAAGATGTGAATAAGATTTGAATTCATGTAATCGTCGGTCATAATGAATCCGCCTGCGCGACTAATCACGACCGTGTTACCGTTCCAAGAATCCACAACGGCGTCATCTTCACCCTGCGCAATATCAGCGTCTAGCGTGATGACACCCGAATCAACATCAAAACGACACGTATTACCTGCCATCCCGATATCGACTGTCTTACCATCATCTACGAAGCTGATGCCTTTAGTTCGTGTCTCAATTTGTGAGACATGTCTAAGGCCTACTCTCTCTTGAACGCAACCTGCTGCAAGTGATAGCAGCAAGCACAACACTGATTTGCTCACTTCTCTCTCCTTTGCGTCTATGTATACTCGAACGAACCCGTGTCAGAGTCACTTGAAGTCATCACAGGATGATGCTTAAAGCACTTAGGTTCATAAAGATCAGAACCTCCGACAGCAATTTCTTCCATATTCTCGTACTTTCTCGCTGTAAAGTAAGCATCAGCACCGCACGTCGTGCACACAGCTGAACACTTCTCAACATGTGTCGCCCAGGGCATCATCTCCTTGATCTCAGGAAAGACATTGCATGATGCCGACATCTCTATCGAAGAAACAACTACGGTAAATCCTGCCTTATATAACATAATAAGCGCGTCGCTGGATTTTTCAATCATAAATGCTTCATCGACTGCTATGACATCAGGCCGTCGATTCTGAGATAGGACGATGTTTAGCAGCTCGTCGCCGTCATTGACGTTGAATGCAGGAATCTTTCCGCCGTTGTGTGTGCAGATCTCGCCCTCGGCGTACCTGTTATCCAACTTGGGTTTAAAAGCGAGAACTTGCAAACCCTTGTGTTTAAAGCGATCAACAAGTGCAATCAGTCGTGTTGTCTTAGAGCCCATCATAGGGCCTGTAAAGATATAAAATCCGGGATTCATCACACCAGCTCCCACCACATCAATGTCCTCTCAAGCCCCTCGGTAAATGAAACAACAGGTGAATAGCCAAAATCTCGCTGTGCTCGCGTGTAATCTCCCAGTGCTTTCATGACATCGCCTGGGCGTTTAGGTGCATATTTGATGTCGATATCGTCAAACTTGGCCTGGAGATATTCAAGAATCTCATTGTTTGACGTGCTCACACCTGTGCAAATGTTATAGCACTCACCCCTGAACTTTCTGTCAGAAAATCCTGCGAGGATATTCGCTTCGACGACGTTATCGACATAAACCATGTCGCGTGTCTGCGTTCCATCTCCATCAAACCTCAGCGAACGTTTGTCGGCGATGGCATTACACCAAGCGCTAATAACTGTGGAGTAGGGTGAAGAACCCATTTGATGTGGGCCAAATACGTTAAAATAACGAAGCGAAACTACATCAAGGTCATAAAGATTGCTAAACATCTGCCCGAAATCTTCTAAACACGCCTTCTGTAAAGCGTATGGAGAGATCGGAGCACGTGGCGCTGTCTCGGGCGTCGGAAAGATTTCAGTGTCGCCGTAAACCGCACACGTTGATGATACAACAACCCGTTTGACATTAGATCTACACGCCTCTAAAAGACGAACTGACTTTAAGAGATTCTCATCAGTCGTCTCAACAGGATTCTCAACTGAGTATGAGACACGAGGTTGAGCGGCGAGATGAAAGACAACATCATAACCGTATGTCGCAATTCTCTTCAATGTCTCTGGCGAGGCGAAATCATCCTCAAAGAGATATAGCTTGCCCGTAGGACGATCAGCAACTTGCTTGTCAAGAATGTCAACGAATCCTGGCAGCAAGCAGCGAGGCTTTAGCTCCTCAAGATTTTCGTAATAACCATTGGTCATATTGTCAACGACATCGACGGTATGACCCTCTGCGTGTAACCGTCGAACAAGATGCGAGCCGATAAAGCCAGCGCCGCCTGTCACAAGAACCTTTGCCATCTACACTCCTACACTATGATGTGTGCTGAATCCAACGTCAAATCATACTCCACGGGTGTGTCACTGTTACATCCCACTTTGTCACGAAATAATATTCCTAACTGGGCGATGAAGTTGATGTCATTTGGAAATGTGTGCCGCACCTCTGAGGAGCGCAGGACGACTGTGCAAATAATACGACCATCTCGAACCAACGCGTGAAAATAGGAAATGCAGGTGTCTTGAGTCATGACAAAACGACGAGACGCTGCTGTCTCGATTCGTGAATACTCATTTCTGCCTGCAAGCTCATCTTCAATCTTTTGAAGAAACTTCTGTCGCGTGGTGTCGTAATATTCGACTTCCTTTGGATAAAGAAGAGCAGCTCGCTCCAAGGAAGTAAAATCTGTGTCTGTCCACTGCGCCCTCAGCTGCACAATCTCATGTGTCTTGCTGGCAGACGCGAGGTCACGAACTGAGCCTGCAATCTCGGAATATGATTTACTCTCGCGCCGACGAAGCCACGAAACGATATCATCAGGTTGAGTTGTCTCATCACAGACAAGAACATTAGGATAATCACGTATTGCATCAATCTCTTGGGAGAATAGTTTGTAGAGAGTCACGATGCTACGTTCATCTTGATACTCGTCACCGCGTGAACGAAGACGTTCTAAGATAACATCAAGAGAGGGTAAAATGGTGACAATGACTCGATTAAGGTCGTGAAGCTCTGTGTCGAGGATACGACGCCATCGTGACACTGCAGCCGTTCTTCCGTAGAATAGAGCATAGCACAACATTGAGAGTGTGCCCCTATCCTGGATGTTCCAGCGGAAGCCCGAGCCCTTGTGAATCAGATTGTAAAGGGTCGTCTTACCTGCACAGTCAGGACCTTCAAGTGTGACACTAAGCAAGTCAAAATTCATCTTAAACCTCAAACATTCGAAGTTTTGACGCCTGGGTTGAAAGGCCCCAGTTTGGATCTTTCTCGGCTTCAGCAATCCAGAGCGTGTAAGGTTGCGGGTCACGCTTGAATTGACCCCAGACACGGAGGCGTGCTGTCTGGTTCTTGTCGTCAAGTATATCAAACAAGTGGAACGTTTTACCCGTCTTTGTCGTCTTTTTCTGAACAGCAGTTGTACAGAACCAACCGATGCCAGGTCGACCAGGTTCAAGGCCGACAAGAGAATCGACTTGGCTCTTGTTTATCTTCTCAATAATCTGGGGTGGGAAAAGCAGAAGTTCAGGTGCAGTCGATAGAATCTCAACAGCGTGTCCAATCTTCTCAGGACGCGTCCAATCTTGAACCTCAATGAGTGATGGTAGAACATCACGGATAACATTAGGTGCTCGACCATGCTCCTTGGCAAACTTCTTTGCTGCTGTCTTGTTCATTCCGCCGCGGCCCTTGCGAAGGGTGTCGTAGCCATTGATGACGAACTCATAGAGCTGCTTGTGGTTCCGGAGCTCACCTGTCGAGAACTCCTTTAGAGAACCGAAACCTTCAACCTTGATAAGCGACTCAAAGCAGCTCTTGTTCATCTTGGAGTGACGCCATTCGCCCTCGGTGTCGTAGAAGAGGTCATCGAGCTCACGATAGGGACGATGCTCAAAGATCTCGGTAACTGCAGCATCACCCAAGCCTTTGACAGACGTCAGCGGCGGGACGAATGCCTGGAGTTCTTCCGAGAAGAGCCATTCAGTACCTGAGTAGTTGATGTCAACCTGTGCGAACTTGTAACCAATCGCTTTGATTTCGGAAATCGCCTTAGCAAGAGCATCAGGCTTCCCTGTCTCAGATTGCAGGATAGTTGCAAGCCATTCCTTCTCATAGTGGGTGTGGAACCAAGCCGCATAATAGGAGTCAATCGCGTATGACACAGAGTGTGACTTATTGAAGCAATACACAGACATAAAGTCAATTGTCTGCCAGAGCGGCTCGGTGATTTTCGGATTCAAACCGTGAAGGAGCTGTGCCCCCTCAATAAACTTCTGCTTAGCCTGCTCCTTCTCGGAACTCTTTTTGCCAAGAGTGTCAAGAGATTTTTTTACAAGCGTCTTTCGAAGCTGGTCGGATTCAGCATTCGTAAAGCCACCAAGTCGACGGGCCAACTCCATAAACTGCTCTTGATAAATCAAGAAACCCGCTGTGGGACCAAGAATCTCTTCGATTATTGGGTGCTCAAATTTCATTCTTCCATTGTTAAAATCTTCTCTCGCTTGAATATACTTCTTGTGAACATTCGCCTTAAGCGGACCGGGTCGATAGATTGCAGTGATAGCAGAAACCTCTTCAATCGACGAGGGTTTCGCTTCTTCACAAAGCTTTCTAGCACCTTCGTTGGTGAATTGAAACACTCCAGTCTTGTGACGACTGTGATAGACGTGGTCAAACACCTTTTTGTCATCAAGTTTATGATAACGACAATTTACATTTTCATCAAAAAATTGCTTCACATCAGCGAAAGTGGGATTAAGATTGCCCTTCTTCTTTAAGATTCTTGCAATACAATTTTCGACGTCCTTCAGCAGGGTAAGACCGAGGAAATCGAACTTGAGGAAACCATTGTCTTCGAGGTTGCGAAAGTTCATTCCTTCTGTCCAGGGCGTCTGAATCTCTCCTCGAACAGAAATGATTGGCATCGATTGCTCAAGATCTCTCGGATTTGCAATCAGAACACCACCCGCATGGCGGCCAATGGAACGATTCTCCATAAAGAGTGCATTAACGTGTTCAGCAACATCTGGGTATTTCTCCATAAAGCTGCGATAGCTTTCAGAATACTTCATACAGTCATCGTGCTTTAGAACGAAAACCGATTTCTCTTGATCTTCGTCACGCGCGTGAGGTTCAACTTCATTCTGAAGAGGGCCAGTCATCGCATTTACTTCTTCAAAAGGGACGTTGTAGAACTTGGAAATATCCTTGATGAGAGATTTGAGCTTTAGCGTATTGAAGTTTGACACGGGAATGACAGCATCATTCCCGTAAAGCTCTCTAGCAGAGTTAATAAGAACATCGCGGTCGGCAGCGTCTGTATCAATGTCTGGATATGAAACACGCCACCGGCCCAGGAATCTGCCCCACAGCAAGCCATAGGGAATTGGATCTACCTGTGTGATTCCCAAAAGAAAGTTGAGCAAACTTCCAGCGGCGCTGCCGCGGCCCGGCCCAAGCAGAGTTTTCTTTTCTGCGCTCTTAAACACTTCATACATCGTGAGAAAATACGACTCGTGGCCGAGATGCTTAATATCTGACAACTCTTCCTTCAGGCGTTCAATGTAGACAGAATTGTCAGATAAACCCTCTGCAATGAGCCTTTCTTTAGCAAGATTGACAAGATGCTGGAATGGTGTCTCATCAGCAAATGAGTGAATAGGTAACTTCACTTTCGTATCAACCCAGACGTCCTCACACTGCTGCCAAGCGATGTCGTGCGTCCGCTCGATGGCGTTGACAATCATCTCGTCATCGTTGTAAAAGCTGTGCTCAGGCTTATGCCGAAGATACTCAGCCCACATCTGGTCGGCGTTCTTGGGATAGAGCTCACACTTCAGCTCTTCAAACGACGGAAGCGGCTTGGGCGCGTCCTTTGCATTCATCCACGCCAGCTTCTTATAGAGCTCGCGTGTTTTCCATTTGTCAGGAGTCGGGTAGTGAGAGTCACAGGTTGCGACGACATTGAGGTTGTGCGCCTTGGCGAGCATCATCAGGTGTCGATTGACGTCGTGCTGCGCTTGCAGTTTGTTGAACTGGATCTCAAGGTTAAAGTTGTCGCGCCCGACAGCATCGACAAAGCAGTCAGTCAGGTTGAGCAGCTCACGTTGGACGTCGGCGTCAGATTTACCCATTGCCTGACCGCGGAGAATCCTGTTTGAATAAATTCCGCCGATGCAAGCTGTGCTGACTACGAGACCCTCACCGTGCTCTTTGAGCATATCAAAGTCAATGCGTGGGAACCTGTAATAGCCCTCCTTGAAAGAACGTGTCACCAAAGTGAAGAGGTTGGAGAGGCCCTTCTGATTTTTGGCGATGACGACAAGGTGATAACGGCGCTTCCATTCATCATCCTTAACCTCAGCTGTCTGAGCGCGCTTCGTCTCATCCTCATTCTCGATAACGTGGCCACCCTCACCTTCGTCATCAGCGTCGATGTCGGTAGCCTCTTTCGCCTTCTTCTCAGAACGCGCTGCTTTGACAGCGTCGAGGTGGTCACGATATTGATGTGACCAGTCACGAAGCGATGGGACGAAATAGAATTCAACACCATTAAGCTGGCGGAACTTCTGACCCGACTTCTTCAATTTCTTGGCGTGTGACTGCGCGTGAGCGAGACCTGATCCATTGCCGTGGTCAGTCAGCGCCCAGCTGTCCATTCCATTCTTGACAATCCAGTCAATGTGTTGGGCAGGATAGCCCAAACCGTCCATAGTAGATTACTTAGGAGAAGCCGGAGTGCGCATGCAAACCGACAAATCGGTTAGGCGCACGAACCGGCTTCTCAGAGCTCCCGTTCGACATGTTATTCTTCCCAGTTGATTAGTTGTTTGTACTTTGTCTTTAGTTGATTATATTCTTTGGGGCCGATGATTTTCAATGCAATATTTGGGTATATTTTTTTGAAGTCATCTAACCTTGTCCTAGATTCATCGCTCATGTAACCTTTCAGTTCATAGAGCTCATCTCCAATTACGAAATCGGGAATGTAAAATTTATGATTTCCCAAGTCGAAAGAGCAAGGTTCATATTTAAACTGCCATTTTTCATAAATGCATATTCTTGCAAAGTTGGCTTCCCACCTACTGCGAACATAAAAACCAATATCACTTCTTACGCCACCCTTACCACTTGTGTAGCATTTTCTGCCTGCAAGAATACTTCGTGCATGTGCAGCAGACATGTTTCGTCTTGCAAGATCAGAAAATTTACGTCCTTTTGACAAAGCACTTAAAGTTTTCTTGCCAACTGTTGATTTCGTCCAGTGGTCGGTTCCATATTTTTCTTGACACGTTTTCTTTATTGATTCCGACATCGACCCTGATTTCCATCGTGCCTTCAGCAAGCGTGACAATTTTTCTTTATGTTCAAATGTGTTTGGATTCCAGCCCGATGAATATTTTTCTTTGAGCGTCTCACTCAACTTATGGTTTTGCTCTGGAGAGCGCGCATATGTGCCTTTTTCTCTTCTTTTAGCAACTCCATCTTTTAGAATGCAGATTTCGCATTTTTTAACTAACTTCTTCTTGCTTGTATCATCAAATTCTTGATTACAACTAGCGCATCTTTTTCTAGTAGGTTCGTGTTGTGTCTGTCTTGTTGAGATTCGAAGCTTATATGCGCAATCTTTGCTACATGTTTGTTGATTGCGCTTTTTAAATGTAGTAACAAATTCATTACAGCAAACGACACAATTAATTGTAACCAGTGTGGGCATGTTGTCCTCCTATTACTATATAGGGGTGATTCACACACCGGTTTATTACATGTCGATTATACCACACAGCTGGGGTCTCGCACGACGCCGGGGTTGTTTTATTTTGTTCTATCTTATCAGCGATTGAAGAACTGCGTCAACTCAAGGCCGCGTGATGCAGCGTCATCGAGGTACTGAAGTGGGTTGAAATCATTGCTCGATTTGGAGATCTCATCCCAGGAACGCTGGATGCCTTCAACGAGGCTGACTTTTGGTGCCCAACCCGATGCGGCTCGGAACTTCTGTGAACTAAGCCTGTGATTGCCCAGGTAATCCGTCTGTGGGTGCCACCTGACGACGGGGTCAAGACGATGACCAGACACCTCGGACATCATGTCAACGATGTGTCCCGTCTGGTGAGGAGTTTCAGCTGAGACGTTCCAATCATCATTCCAGAGGCCTTGGTGGGCCACGGTCGCGACAGCATCGCAGAAGTCGGTGACGTGCATATAATCCTTCACCTTCTCCGGGTCGAGGAAGATGTCGATGTTCTCGCGACCGGTCGCAGCACCAAACAGTGTCTTCGAGATGAGTGAGTTATTATCACCCACGCCGCCGTAACAGAAGAGCGGACGTGCAGTTGCCCACCGCTTCGAATGGGTTCGAACGATGTGCTCACCAGCCAACTTCTGGGCACCATAGAACGTCCGAGGAGCATGAGATGAAGTCTCGACGATGGGTTGTTCCTGGTATTTGTCCGTGTCGTAGATGACCGTCGTTCCGAGGTAGAGGACAGCAGCGCCCGACTTTGAGGCAGCCCGGCAGATGTTGTACGTCCCGGTCACGTTGGTCAGGGTCGCCTCGTGAGGATTAAGTGCCACGACATCAGTTCCAACGGTCGCAGCGTTATGGACGACGACATCTACTTGGAGCCGCTCAAACTCAGCGTGCCACGCCTCCTCACTGTTACGATGGACGCAGTGCTCACCGGTTTGAATCTTGTGCAGGAGGTTGAGCACATTTGGTGGGACGACCTCGTGTCCAAGACGCTCGAATGCAGCGGGAAGATTCCTCGCGATAAAACCCTTGTGACCCGTGATTAGAACACGCATCTGTCATCTCCTCTTAAGATTGTAACGTGCAATTTCTTAGTTGTCAAAAGCTACGACAATTCGAAGGCAATCAGACAGAGTCTGCGCCTTGATGAGCTCCGACAGCGTGCCAAACCAGGGAATGGTGGTGGGATAATCGTGACCCAGTGCGTAGATGTGCTCAACTTCATCAGAGCGAGTGGGTAATGTCTCATGTGCCTTTCTACTCTCAGCTCGCATCAGCTGATTTGCATTATCAACCTCATCGTAAGACAGCCATGTATGACTGTGCAGACCGTAACCACCGACTCCTGCATAAGTGCGCCAAGCTGCTGATGCATCATCAGGGATGCCTCGGCCCGCTGTGGTTGAAGTGTGCACAAGAGAGCGAACACCTGCGATGATTCCGAACCACATATAGGAGCGCATCATGTTAATTTCTCGAAATGCCACCCATGTGCCTTCAGGCGTTCGAAGCTCCCAAAATCCATGAATATCACAACCCATCCCGCCTCCATAAACGGCGCTGCTTCTGTGACACGCCGCCATTCACTGTTGATTCACTTGTAGGTAATCAGGGGCTCTTGTCCTGCCTATCTTCTCGTGTCTCCTGCTTTTATTATAACACAAAACGAGCCCAGCGCACGAAGTCGCTGGGCTCGCCTCCTGACCCGCAGGTGTGTCTATCAACTTCAGTCAGCGCGAGTGGGCTTGCCCTTAGCGACGATTATTGCGGCGTTAACTACAGCATCGGGATTATCTGCCCAAGACGCCATGTCACGAAGTTCCTCATAAGAAGCACCCTTCTTGATTGCCTTAACAAGCGCTGTGGTCGCCTTGTACTCCTTATCGTGATACTTCTTTGTCTTCACACGTCCGTTCTTCTTTTTCGCCTCGTTGAGCGCAACGATGACATCGCCTTCAGGTGGGCCCCCAGGCTCATTATGCTTCCCGTACTCATAGGTGAGATAATCATGCACGCTGCTGATCATACCTTCAGCGACAGCGATCTTCTCCTGCACCCACTCAGGAAGGTCATCGTGCTCACCCACCATGTCGTGAAGTTCGTGTGCCTTCTTGCCGATAGTGAAGAGATTTGAGCGAATCATTCCCGATTCTGCCTCTGGGCCGTTGTGGTCGAAGATTCGACCTGTTGAATCCATTGACATAATGCCGTGCTGATGCATCTCAGCAAGAATCATACGGCGCAATTTTTCACGATTGATGGTCATTAAGAGCTCCTGATGACACTACGTATCAGGTAGCCTCACCTTACTCAATAAGGCCCTTGTAATCACGCGGAATCAGGTGACCCGCTTCCTTACATTCAGCAAGATACTCACGAAGGTCGTTGATAGAAGTGCAGACGGCGACGCCGCTCGCAGCAAGCATCAGGTTAAACTTGGCGCCAGGAGGAAGGCCAGCGCAGTAATAGACGATGGGACGTCCAAGCGCGTAGAAATAACCCGCTTCCCAAATAGAACCCATATCCTTGTTGCGGGTGTTACAGATCATCCAATCGCAGATGTTCAGATGCTTGACATTGCCATCAAAGATGGCTTGCTGGGTGTCGGTACCTGCATCAGCTTCGCAGATCGCGTGATCCTTCGGGGAGAAATAGTCAAGATTCAGCTCCTCAAGGACGTTCTTAATGTCCTCAACCTCTTGGAGCCACTCAGGAGAAAACCAACCGCTTGCGATGTAGACGTTGTTCATTGTTAACCTCTCTAGGAGTATAGCAATGACGTGTCTAGTTTTTAAGACGTTTTTCGTCTCTCCATTATTTTTTGCCTTGCCCGACGTTGAACCTCCTCACGAGACCCGGGATGCACGCCAATAGCGAATCTGACACCTTCAGCAATCTGCTCATCTGTGACGTAAATCCAGCCGTTTCTATTGCAGATCTCTTTGATGACTCGTATCTTATCTTCTTCAGACGCGTGCACCCAATACCATTCTACAGATCCCTTTATTGCTTTGATCTCTTTTTCGAGAATGGTGGCACGTTTTCTGAGAGATTCTGTAACTCGTGTCTCGTCAAGCCCCGTATCGATATCAAGGTCAAGAGCTGCCTCAACAAGAACATCCTCTTCTGATTTCTTAAAAGCCTCGATCACACGTTTATACAGTTTTGAACGACGATCAACTTCCTTCTGGCCGAGACCCAAAGCACTTACTTTGTCAGGATGTGTTTCTTGGACGATCTTTCTATAAAGCTTTTTGAGCTCGGCGCCGAGGGCAGGTGCATCCGGCGCGGTCTCATCAGGCGGCAACTCGGGAGGAACCTGCGCGGGTTTGGGTGCAGGTGGTGGTCGAGATGCGTTTGGATCAACACGAACGTGCTTGAGCGCGCTAAGCATTTCACTTTTTCCGCGCTCAAGAACATCATGGTGATGGAGGTTTTC